CTCCGTCTGTCTGGGGGTTCTTGCAATCTGACGCATTTGTCCGTGGGCTGATGGGGCCGGTAGGATCTGGTAAGAGCTATGCCTGTGCAGCTGAGATAATGATGCGAGCGGTACGGCAAAAGCCCAGCCCGGTGGATGGCATCAGATATACCCGGTTTGTAATTGTGCGTAACAGCTACCCGGAGCTGAAGACCACAACAATCAAGACCTGGCAAGACCTGTTTCCAGAAAACACCTTTGGCCCAATGCTGTGGACACCACCCATCACTCACCACATACGCCTGCCGTCCAGGGAAGGCGCATCTGGGATCGACTGCGAGGTAATCTTCCTGGCGCTCGATCAACCCAAAGATGTGCGAAAGCTGTTGTCCTTGGAGCTTACCGGCGCTTGGGTCAACGAGGCCCGAGAGCTGCCAAAAGCGGTGATCGATGGCCTCACCCACCGCGTAGGCCGATACCCAACCAAGCGCGATGGGGGCGCTACCTGGCACGGCATCTGGCTTGATACCAACCCAATGGATGATGACCATTGGTATTTTCGTATGGCCGAAAAAGAAAAGATGACCGGCCCGTATGCGTGGAAGTTTTACAGGCAACCAGGCGGGGTGATCGAGGTATCTCCAGGTGACTTGCCAGAAAATCCAGAGGCCAATGACCACATCTTTTCTGCTGGCCGGTGGTGGAAATTAAACCCCAAGGCAGAGAACGTGGGCAACCTACCGCCAGGCTATTACCAGCAGATGCTCCTGGGCAAAAACCTAGATTGGATTCGCTGTTATGCCGAAGGCCAATACACCTACGTTCAAGAAGGCAAGCCCGTCTGGTCTGAGTACGATGACAACCTGATGAGTGGTGAGGTGGACTACGACCCATCCATACCGCTACAGGTTGGCCTAGACTTTGGTCTTACGCCAGCTGCGGTCATAGGTCAGCGGCTCGCTAACGGGCGTTGGATAGTTCTGCATGAGATTGTGACTTTTGATATGGGCCTGGAGCGGTTCGGCCAGCAGCTCCTGGCTGAGTTGAATGCGCGGTTTCCAAAGGCGCAGCTGATGGTCTGGGGTGACCCCGCTGGTATGCAGCGGGACGCGATCTACGAGGTCACCGCTTTTGACCACCTGAGAACCCTGGGGCTGCGAGCTCAACCCACGCCATCTAACGATTTCAAGGTCAGGCGTGAGGCAGGTGCCGCCCCGATGCAGCGGCTCATAAACGGCAAACCTGGATTGATTGTCAATACGCAATGCAAGCTCCTCCGAAAATCATTAGCCGGTGGATATCATTTTAAACGCGTATCCGTTGGCGCAGGTCAGGAAAGATTCAGAGATAGCCCAAACAAAAACGAACACTCACACGTTGGTGACGCATTCGGATATCTGCTGCTTGGCGGCGGCGAACACCGGCGCATGACTAAGAGTGCTTTTTCTCAAAACACACAGATAGCTCAAACGGTGGTCAATGCCGACTTTGATGTCTTTACAACTCGCTGAGAAACTCAACGACCAGCGCAGAAGAACGGGGCTGTTCTTTATGCCCTTTCACAAACACCACGCTACCAGGATAGATATCAAGTCCGAAGAAGTGCTGGTTGTGGCCAATCGAGAAGAGGCCATCGAGGTCTTTGACCAACAGGAACAGATGGGCGCAGCTGTTACCGCTTTCGTCTACAACGAACCAGCGGCTATCTTTGGGTTCGTCTCAATTTGGAAGGGCGTTGCCGAGGCGTGGTTAGTGGCAGATGACGTTATGAGATCAATGCCGGTCACGTTTACCAAGAGCGCAAAGCAGGTATTAGATATCTCTGCGATATCTATGGGATTGCATCGAACACAGATAACCGTTAGATCTACGGATACACGGGCGTACAAATGGGCATCAGCGGTTGGATTTAACGAAGAGTGTTTGATGCGAAAGTACGGAACGGACGGCGTAGATTATTTTTTAATGGCGAGGTAAAGCATGAGCGGGATGTTTAAAAAACCAGACACCAGCGCACAAGAGCGAGCTATCGAAGAGACCCGTAAAGAAAATGCGCGTCTCAAAATCCAGGCCGAAGAAGAGCGCCGGGAACTTGGCGAGCAGGCTGCATCAAAGCGCATGGCCAGATTACGCGGTGGTTCTCGAATGTTGTTATCGAGTACGCGTTTAACGCCAGAGCAGGGTATTCAGACACTAGGTTCATCTAACACGGAGGTGGCTTAATTATGGGCGGGACAATTAGAAAACTTACTGGGCAAGAAGAAGTAAAAAGAAAAATGGAAGAATCAGCACGACAAGCAGCTGCTGAACAAGCAGCCTCCGCAGAATCTGCAAAATTAAAAGCAAAAACACCTGGGGTTGAAGAAGATCGAGCAGCTCGCCGCCGTGCTCGCCGTGGTGGAAGAGCTTTGTTATCTGAAGAGCGTCTAGCACCGGAAGCTGGTGTTGGCCAATCAACGCTCGGTGTTGGGCAAATGTAAAGGAAACCACAATGCCAAATAAAGACAAGATGCAAAAGAAGGTTGCTACCGTGATGCGTGAATACTCCAAGGGCAAGCTAAAGTCTGGCTCTGGGCAGAAGGTTAAAAGCGAGCAGCAGGCCAAAGCTATTGCCATGAGCGAGGGCCGCAAAGCTGGAGGGTACGGAAAATGAAACCCGGTCTCTATGCCAATATCCATAAAAAGCGTGAGCGCATAGCCGAGGGTTCTGGCGAGAAGATGCGTAAACCTGGCGCACCAGGCGCACCAACTTCCGAGGCTTTTAAGAAAGCGGCTAAAACCGCAATGAAGCCCAAGAAATAATGGCAATTATCGTTCAGCGAGAATCTGACAATACAAAGTCAATATTTGTTTCGTCAACATTTATTGATAAAGATGGCAATCAGGTTGTAGCTGGATCTGAAAGGCCGTTTGTAGTTGCTGACATTAACCATGTGAGGCTGCACGAAGGCAGAGCTTTCTATGCATATTTTTTAAATGGTGATGCAAATCAATTAGCTGATGACGCATCTATTAACATTGCTGCCGCTTGGGCTGCTGGCAAATATCCCCACTTAGTATTTGATGTTAGATGTGGCGGTGATGCAGAGTTTACTATTTTTGAAAATGCAACTGTAACTGGTGGCACATCGTTTACCGCTATCAATCGTTATAGGTCATCGACCAATACAAGTTCAAGTGCAATACTAATTAACCCAACAGTTACCACTACTGGAACCGCAATAACCGGCGAGTTTCTTGCTGGAGGTTCTGGTGGTCAGGCTGGTGGAGCTGCCGCGTTTTCATTTCAATATGTTCTTGCCCCCTTAACAACATACTTGTTTAGGCTGACAAATAGAAGCGGTCAGGCACACATGGCCCATGTAATGATTGAGTGGTACGAGTAATGGTGCAGAAAAAATATCAGAATCCAGAAGGTGGACTAAATGAAGCAGGCCGCAAATACTTTAAGAACAAAGAAGGCAGCAACCTCAAAGCCCCGGTTAAGTCAGGAACGAACCCGAGGCGTGTTAGCTTTGCTGCGAGATTTGGCGGTATGGCTGGGCCTCTCACGGACGAAAAAGGTAGACCCACCCGCCTCAAGCTCGCCCTCAAAGCGTGGGGTTTCGGCAGCAAAGAAGCGGCCCGTAATTTCGCGCAAAGGCACAAAAAGGACTAAATAATGGCTGAGATGATGAGACTATCGGCAGAAGATGTGCTCAAGCGGCACGATATGGCGTTACGCAAGAAGGATGATTTCCGCGACCTTTATGAGGATGCCTACGAGTTTGCGCTCCCACAGCGTAACCTATATGACGGGTACTACGAAGGCAAGGTTGGCGGCGCAAAGAAAATGAATCGGGTGTTTGATTCCACAGCGATCAACTCCACCCAGCGATTTGCTAACCGCCTACAATCAGGAATCTTTCCACCGCAACGCAAGTGGGCAAGGCTTGAGCCGGGCGCAGACATCCCAGATGATCGCAGGGGCGAGGCACAAGCTGCGCTCGATATCTACACCGAGAAATTATTTGCAACGCTCAAGCAGTCAAACTTTGACATTGCTATGGGCGAGTTCTTGCTAGACCTCTCTATTGGCACCGCGGTAATGATGGTGCAACCTGGAGATGACGTTAACCCTCTAAACTTTGTTCCGGTGCCGCAGTACCTAGTGGCATTTGAGGAAGGCGCAAACGGCCAGGTGGACAATGTCTACCGCCGTATGCGGATCAAGGGTGAATCAATCCAGCGTCAATGGAAAGATGCCAAGATCGATGGCCAACTAAAACTCAAGATTGAGGCAAAGCCAACGGAAGACTTTGAGTTCGTAGAAGCCACGGTTTTTGATAACCTGCGCGGTGACTACTGCTACCACGTTATCCAAAAAGACACCAAGCAAGAGATTGTTTACCGCAGGCTAAAGACTAGTCCGTGGGTGGTGAGCCGGTACATGAAGGTGGCTGGCGAGATCTATGGACGAGGCCCGGTAATAACCGCAATGCCAGATATCAAAACCCTAAACAAGGTTAAAGAGCTGGTGCTCAAAAACGCATCGCTATCTATTGCCGGTGTCTACACCGCAGCTGATGACGGCGTGCTCAACCCAGCAACGATTAAGATTGTCCCCGGTGCCATTATTCCCGTGGCGCGTAATGGTGGGCCACAAGGTGAATCGCTCAAGGCCCTGCCGCGAGCTGGTGACTTCAACCTGTCGCAGCTGGTGATCAATGACCTGGTGCAAAACATCAAGCGCATCTTGCTAGACGAATCGCTGCCACCGGACAATATGTCGGCTAGGTCAGCTACCGAGGTAGTCGAGCGGATGAAGGAGCTCTCGCAGAACCTGGGCTCTGCCTTTGGCCGGTTGATCAACGAGACCCTGATTCCCGTGGTCACCAAGATTCTTGAGGTTATGGATCAGCGCGGCATTATCACAATGCCCCTGCGGGTCAACGGCCTGGAGATCAAGGTCTCAGCTGTAGCTCCGCTGGCGATGGCCCAGAACATGGAAGATGTTAGCAATATTCTCCAGTACGCTCAGATCGCGGCCCAGGCTGGCCCAGAGGGTCAGATGGCAATCAAGGTTGGGGATATGCTCGACATGGTTGCTGAGAAGTTGGCCATCCCACAGTCGATCCGAATGACAAAGGCCGAGCGCGAGGCGAAGATGGCCGAGGCGCAAGAGATGGCCCAACAGGCAGCCCAAATGGCCCAGGAGAACCCCGAGATGGTTGAGCAACTGGTTGGGGGCATGACCTGATGTCTGGCGGCTGGGAAGACCTAGAGGCCATACCAACAGATATTCGTGGAGCGCAGCAGGCGGTAGAAGATTTAAACAAGCTTTGCCTGCGGGTGCTTGGCTCAGAAGATGGCCAGAAATTGATGGGGTGGCTGCGAGCTGCCTTACTAGAGCAGCCCGTTGCCGTGCCGGGCAGCGATCCCTCATTCGCGTTCTACCGTGAAGGACAGAACAGCGTGGTGCGAGATTTAGAAGCACGGATCAAAAAGGCAAGGAGCCTGTAAATGGAAACGCAAGTAAACGAGCCCAGCGGCGAAAGCCAAGATGCTGGCCTACTCGATTCGGTATCAGTCACCGAAGACCAAGGCCAGCAGGCAAGCCCAAGCAGCACAGACATCGAGCACCGTGAGGAGCAAGATGACGATACACCACTAGAGCGTCCAGATTGGTGGCCAGAGAACTTCTGGAAAAAGGACGATTCCTCACCCGACCTGGAAGGCATAGCCAAGAGCTGGCAAGACCTGCGAAAGCAGATAGCTCAAGGCAAACATAAACCGCCAGCTGACGGCAAATACGACACCTCGGCCTTTGGAGATATCCCAGAGGATGACCCGGTGCGTGGCCACGTTATGGGGTGGGCTAAAGAATATGGGATATCTCAAGCAGCTCTAGACAAGCTGGTTGGCGATGTTGTGGCCATGAACGGCGAGCAGGCGCAGCAGGTATCTCGCACCATCGAAGAAGAGCGCAAGGCCCTTGGCCCTAACGCAGATGCCATCATCAAGGGCATGGGCGATTGGGGTGCTGGCCTGGTTCGCAAGGGGATACTTAGCAAGGATGACTTTGAGGAATTTAAGGTCATGGGCGGCACAGCTGCTGGGGTGCGTGTCTTTATGAAGATACGGGAAACCTACGAGGGGATGAAGATTCCCTTGCAGTC